AGAATTTATAGATAATTTAGGTTTATTTTTGAGTGAAGATTTTTTATGTATTTGGTCAAAAAAATCAGATTCTAAGGTAAATAATTTATTAATATTTTCATGAAAATGTTCCGAATCCATAACATATTCAATATCATCTGCAACATTATAAATGAATTCTTCTTGATTACATAACAGATTTCCATAACAATCAAGTCCATTTAAAAAATGATAATGATTTAATAATTTGGAAGAAATAAATGAAAAAAAACCATCAACATAGGCAGAATTGTTAGGATCGGTTATTTTATTATAAATATCATTACCATTTAATTTAGGAAGAGTGAATAATTGAGGCGAAGAATAGTCCTTATATTTACCAATTAAGTATTTAGTTGGATCAATAAGAGGAGAATATTTAATAAAAACTTCTTTTTGGATATTTTTTTCATTAGATAAATCTTGTAAAGTGCAAATAAAATGATTATGATTTACTTTTTCTTTAATATTTTCAATTGTAAATGGAGTTAAAAGTTGAAAGTTATTATAATTTGTTTCATTCATTTTAAAAAAATAACTATAGATAGGAATAAAATTTTGAACATTTTTCCAATCAGGATTTTCTAAATGTCTGGTTAGTTCTTTTTTTTTTATATAATCAATTTCCATTTTAATGTTAAAATATTAATTTGTATTTATTTTAACTTATATTCGTTGTCTTTTCTTCATTAATATCTAATTGTTATTTATTTATGACTTTAGAATTAAAGAAATTTAATATGAAAGCAATAGAATTTAAGCCCAACGAAAATAAAGGTCCCGTTATTGTTTTAATAGGTAGGAGAGATACAGGAAAATCATTTCTTGTAAGAGATTTATTATATTATCATACAGATATTCCTATTGGTACAGTCATTTCTGGAACAGAGGCTGGAAATGGTTTTTATAGTTCTCATGTTCCCAAATTATTTATTCATGATGAATATAATACAGGGATAATTGAAAATATCCTAAAACGACAAAAAACTGTACTAAAACAAATGAATAAAGAATATGCTGCTTATAAAAGGTCCAATATTGATCCGAGAGCATTTGTGATTTTAGATGATTGTCTATTTGATAATTCATGGACTAAAGATAAAATGATGAGATTATTATTTATGAATGGAAGGCATTGGAAAATTATGTTAATTATTACCATGCAGTATCCATTAGGAATACCTCCCAATTTGCGTACCAATATTGACTATGTATTTATATTGAGAGAACCATATATAGCCAATAGGAAAAGAATATATGAAAACTATGCAGGTATGTTTCCAACATTTGAATCATTTTGTCAAGTAATGGATCAATGTACTGAAAATTATGAATGCCTAGTTATTAATAATAATGCCAAATCAAACAAATTGTATGATCAAGTATTTTGGTATAAAGCTGAAAATCATCAAAATTTCAGATTAGGATCTAAAGAATTCTGGGAACTCTCTAAAAATATTAATTCAGATGATGAAGAAGAAATGTATGATCCCAATTCATCTCGTAAAAGAGGGGCCGGTCCAAGAATAAATGTAAAAAAGAATAGATGGTAATTACATTTATTAATCTTTGTTTTCATCTGTGTTTTCATCTGTGTTTTCTTCAGGTTTTTTTACAAACAACTCTTTTACTGAAGTTATAATCGATTTACCACCTTTACATTTGTCATATTCGTTAATAAATTCCTTACAAAGATGAGTTCCTTTATTGAGATCAACACAGTCATTCATCTTTTCATACAAGTCCTTACAATTATCGTCCTCCATATAATATTATCATTTAAATAATATTATACAAAAAATTTTATTTATTTTTTTTATGATGATTCCAAAACTGATCCCTCACTAGTAGCTACATTATCACCCTCAAACATTTCTTTCTTTACATCTGCAACTGAAATCTCTACATTTTCCCCTTGAGTATTAATACTATACAAATTTCCATTCTCGTCAATATTTTGTGTCAATTTGTTTCCAGATTCTTGGGCTAACTTTTTATTTTCCTCAATAGCCTTTTCCTTAGTTTCACGAACACGCTTGTCAAATTCGCGCTTAGCATGATCCTCATTTTTCTTTTTCTCTTGCATAAGTTGATTCAATTCTTCTTCTAAATGTTCGACTCTACCTGTTTTGTAAGCATTAGGTTCCCAAGGCATCCACATACCAACAGGACCAACAAACACATCATGGTGGGGATCAGCTTCACGCAAAAGTTTGCATCGCAACTCTGCTTCTGCCTGGGATTCAAATACTCCTCTAACTTTAATACCTCTTACTGAAGTTTGAAAATTATTTTGAGTATTAAAATCTTCATCAATTTGATCTTCATTTGCATCCATAAAATTTTTATAGTCGTCGCTTAGTGTAGTCTCTCCCATCTTCGCCTTCTCTTCTTGGCAAAATTCCTCAAAATCCTTTGAAAGAGAAGCAAAATTCAAATTATATTTATAAGATACAAAGTTAAGGAATTGCATATACTTCTCACAACTTTTATGTAAATCCCAATTTTCAATAAATTTATTAAACATAAAAATCTCTTTGTTTTTAATCACATTTTCAGGAGAAACGAAAGAAATACAAGTAAATTTTTGACCGGCTATTGCTTTATCTTCATCGAGTAAATCAATGTATTTAGGATTCATTGATCCATCTGAGTTTAGTTTTTTTTCAAAAGAGGACATACTATGTATTTATTTTAGTAATGATTTTATACCTTTTTTTATATAATATATTATTTTAATTATATATATAATGAATCAGATGTTTGATTTAGCTGAACTTCTCCGAAGAGCTGTAAAATACTTAGTCGAAGGCTTACTTGTTGCTTTAGCTGCCTATGCTATTCCTCAAAAAGCTTTGCGTATGGACGAAGTCCTACTAATTGCCCTTACTGCTGCTGCCACATTCTCAATTCTTGATACCTATGTTCCATCCATGGCTGTTTCCGCCCGTTCAGGTGCAGGTTTCGGTATAGGTGCCAATCTTGTTGGCTTTCCTAGAATGTAAATAAAAAATATTTAAAGCTATAAATACCATTATTATAGCTTTAAATGGAAGAGTGGATTGAAGATATAAACAAAAATATATATGATAAAGATGATCTTCCAGGAATCCATCGTGTGGAACATTATCTAAATTGCAAATATAAAATTCAATTTAATTTTTTGGCAAGTCATTTACATAAGGATCCTTTATCATATTTAGGAGATAAAACATTAATTGAACCTAGACATTCGGGATTTATTTATAGTAACAATTCATTTATGATTATATTTCCAAACGAAGGAGTAAGGATTAGCTGTTTACAAGGATTTATAAATACCGTACCTTATTTAAAACAAATATTCTCTGGAAATTGGAAAGACAAAACATTACAATTATCATTCAAAGATGGATTATTAGATAAAGATATAAATGGACCTTTATTATATATTTGTTACAGTCCATTAGAAATGTTTATTTATGACAAAGTGCCAGAAAAAATACAGAAATCGCGTACTTTTAATCAAATTACCGATTTAAATATTGATTTCAAAGATAATTATTATATACATAATGATTTATTAGGAAGTATTTGTAATTCAATTTATAGTTGATTTTTATGTAAAAAATTTTCATAGTCTTCTCTATAATTTTTAGTTAATTCATCGTACTTGGTAATAAAATTCCCATCTCTAAATTTAGAATAGATCGTTTCAATTACTTTCTTATCTTCACATAATGTTTTTTCCATCATTTGTTCGGAAATTTTATCAAATATAAAATCTGCTGGAGGGAATTTATAATACCAATTATTTCTATAGGCTTTTACAAACAATCGAGTTTTATTATTGCTTATAGGAAGTGCAGAAGTACAAATTGTATTTACAAACTTTCCAAATCTTACACGCGCAACCGTATGATGTGGTAATATATATTCATTCTCAACAGAAAGTTCATTAATCTTAAAAATTTTAGAAGCAACTGAATCTTTGCCAGATAAATATTCATAAATTACCTTTTGATGGCCAAATTCAATTAGTTCCTTTTTTTCAGTCAGAGGTAATGGATTTTTTTTATTCCCAAAGCTATGAACTTCTGATATATGTAAAATATCTAAGGAATTTTCTGTAACAGTCCTTGCATCCATATCAAAATCTTTATATAAATATACACATTTAAAATTTGGATCGTAGGCTTCTGGTTCTACCCAAATGGTACTTGAACTTACTCCTGAATTTCCTGATATTTCGTAAATTGGCTTGTTATGAATATATACCCAATCATGAACACATGAAATTTTGTAATGTGGAACATCAGTTTTTAAATTAAAATTATCATTATTTCTTAAAACAGATTGTCCAGGGGTTTGGACCAATCTACCTTTTTTATTAAACTTAAATGTATGATAAGGACAAACTACGCAATTCGTGGCTTTATCAATTCTTCCTTCCGACAGCGAAGCTCCTCTATGAGGACAAACATCATAAATTCCTGAAAATTGATTATGTTTATTTTTCCAGACTGTTATTGGATTATTGTTAATTATAATCCTAACAGGGGTATCAACTGGGAAATTATCATTTCTTCCGATTACATACCAATTCGGGTTAAAACCCAGTACTGATTTTAAGAAAAATAATAATATAAAAAACATAATATATTATTATTACTATTTTTTCTTTAAATAATAAACATTTCTTCATACAAAATATGACTAATTACTAATGCCTTTCCAATATCACATAATAAATCATTTGAAATAATATCACCATAAACAGGGGTAAAAATTGAGCAAATGAGAGAAAATCCTATGATTATTTGTTTGGAAAATTTTGGTTTATCTTTTAACAATTTCCAATTCATTTGATAATGATGAGGTACATGAATAGTAATCATATACCAATAAAATACACTTGGATTAAGCAATAACGATAATGTAATGAACGATGAGCTAAAATAATATCTAGGAATATCTTTAATTTGAGGCATATCGTGACGAAAATGAGCAGCTGCAAAGGCAATAAATATACCATTTAATAAATATGGGTGATCTGAATAATGAAGCATTAATGTTCCTATTGTGGATCCTGCCTGAATTTTATAAAGGGGATCAAGTAGGTCATATTTTTTGGCATGAATATAATCAGTAATTCCATGTGGAGCAATAATAGTAGTAGTAAGGGGTGCAATTAAATTAGAAAGAATCATGTTTGTATAAATTATTTGGTTCTCTCTATATTAATTAAATGGTTGGAATAAAATCCCATTCTAACTCTTCGCAAATTTTTTTCCATATTTCATCTTGTTCAATTCGTTTTTCTCTATCTTTAAGCATAGGAAAAAAAGGTAAAAATTGACGCTGGTCTAATAACTCACATAATTTATAAATTGTGTAATAATAATTTAAAAAATTTACCCTGTCGTCAGGACAATATTTAGAATAGGGAGCTTGAATTTCCATAAATAAATTACATAAGGTTTCTTCTAAATCTTGACTCATTATTGGAGGTCGGATTCCAAGTTTATCTTTTATGAAAGGAATATGTTCATAATATTTATTGTAACCAAGTTTCTTTAAAATTTCTTTACACTTTTTATTTGTAACAGATGAAACATTAATTCTTTCTTTTTTAATTTGTGATTTAATATTTTCAATTACATCATCAGGAATTTGAGTACTTTCTTTTGCTTGAAATTGAGCTAGTATCTCTCTAAAATGATTTATTCTTTTATAAGCATAAAAACAAACTTCTTTTGGAGGTTCTTTATACGAAGGTTTTTCGTTATCAATAACATATTTTATGCTCAAGGAACAATTATTGCAAACCATTAATCCTTCATCAGCAATAGGGATAAGCTCCCCACTTTTACATTTTTCACAAATATCAACAGGAACAACATAATTAGAAAGATCAAGGTAATTTTCATCCAAGTTTTTAAAATAATTTTGAATATTTGATAAGGATTCAGATCCTTTTTTCTTTTTTGTAGGCTGAATATTAAAAAAAGATTCTAAAATATTTGAGGTTTGTGTTGATCCCGAAGAAATAGATTGTTTA